GATAATTGGAAGATTCCGATTGATGGAATTGAAAATGTAGATACTGGTCATCCATCTATAGAATGGTATGAACAACGCCACCAGGATGACTGTATTAGAATCAACGAGTTAACTGTTACTGTTGACACATTGGTTGACCGATACGCTAATTTAAGGAAAAACAAAGGAATGTGCTGATATGGGTGAAAAAGACGAGTTAAAGCATTTCTTTACATGTAATGGAAAAGTTATTGAAACAATACCAGAGATTTCAATTTCGGATGGCGTTGTTATCGAAGGCGGTATTCTTCACAGAAATGAGGACGGTACACTTTGTAGCATAGGCAAGCCGTTAAGTATTGAACTTGAATGTAAATTAAGTAATGAACTATTTTGGACACTAGTTGCCCCAAATCGAATAAACCAGAATAATTTCCGAAAAAAGCATGGAATTCCGAAACGGAGGAAAATTAATGGATCAAGAAAAAACAAAAGGTTGTCCAGAATGGAAGACACAAGTACAACAGGCACCTGCCAAAGAAATTGTTGACTTTGCAAAAGCACATCCATGCGATTATATGAGAAAATGCTTAGAGCAATATCCGTATTGGGGAAACCAAGACAATGGTTTTAATAGGAAGAAATTTAAGGAGATTTTTAATGAGCATTAAGTCAGCATTAGAATCCGAAGGGATAGATTTTTCTGAATACATGAACCCACCCGAGCCGTGGAATGGACAGGCATTGATACGGAATATTAACGGAACGAAATACGCCTGTTGCCCTTTTTGTCAGAAGAAAGCACTTTTGATTAGTTCAGAGACGAAGATTCAGCACTTGAAACTGAAATGTAAGGGTAGTAATTGCAAGAAAGAGTTTGAGGTGAATGTATGAGTACTTGTTATGATTGTGCGTGTTCAAAAATTGAAACAGACGGCATTCTTAAAGCTATTGATTCTATAAAAGTGCCTGATGAAGATGTTATTAAAACAGTTGCCAGCGATGCGGAAGAGCTTCAAAAGACTAAACCTGTGGAACTGGACGAACTTTCGGAAGAAACCAAGTTTAGAATTTATAAATTAATTGTAAATGAAATTGGAAAGCATTTTTACAATTGCGAGATGCGCATGTCATATAAAGATTTTATACTTGTTGAGGATTGTATCAGAAAAGTTTTGCAAGGAGAACAAGATGAACACAAAACGGATTAAATGTATTTTGACAGGTGGATGTAAGTTCAAAAGTTCTGATACAGAATCTAAATGTAATGACAAAGAAAAGACTTGCACTATTACAGAAACTTGCTACAAATGTAGGAAGAAGTACGCTGCCATATTTACTTACAAACAGTTAGGGGTTCCGGATTGAGGTGAATGTATGAAAGAATTAATCAGCCATGTTCCGATTGAAATTACTGATCTTGGAATGGAACTTTATGCTCAAATTGAGATTGAAGAAATTCTTCTCACATCATATCCACCAATCCAAAAAACTATTTTAAAATTCATCACTGATTTCACCGTGCCCAGATTTGGAGATTATTCGATAAAAATAAAAAATGATGATGCGGTGATAAAATGTTACGTCGAAAACACTTTAGGCACTTTCATTCAGAAAGATGCAGGTGAAAGAACTGTTGCCGAATGGCATAAGGTTATAACACGTTCAGAAAAGCATGGAAGAGACAATCCGCTGAATTGCCAAATACTTCCACTATCACCTTGCCAAAATGCAAATAAGATATCTGAATGCGACCATGATTTTGAAAAATGCAAGATATCTAATCCTTATAATTATGATTTTGATGAATTTAAGTCATGCAACACTAATCAACGTTTCCATCCGTATTATTGTAAGAAGTGTGGGATGCTTATTTTGAAAAGAGTAGTTGATAACGCACGAGGAACAGACAAATTTTTGTGGGAGGATAAATAAATCATGAAAAATGCATGGAAAGTATTATTAATTTCACTTGTAGGAGTTATAGCAATTGCAATATTTGGAATCTTTGGAGTACAGAGTTTCCAGAATCATGCAATATCATTGGAAGAACAGGTAGAATCAGCATCATCAGACATTAAGATACAGGAGAAACGTAGAGTTGATCTGGTGTACAACCTTGCGGATTGTGTGAAACAATATGATAAGCATGAGAGTGAAACATTAAAAGCTATTGTTTCTGGAAGAACTTCTGGTTCAAACGATATTGAGAATGTTACTACTGCAATTTCAGCTGTGAGTGAAGCATACCCGGAATTAAAATCTTCTGAGAACTACAAGCAGCTCATGACAGAACTTTCTATGACAGAGAATCTTATTGCAGAATACAGAGAGAACTACAACAAGTCAGTCAAATCATATCGCAAATATGTAAAAGCATTTCCTCAGAGATCATTCTTGAATATGCTTGGATATGACAAAAAAGAATTTGAATTACTCGATTTTGATGCACCAGAATCAGCACCACAGAATTTATTTGAGGAATAGCTATGAAGACGAAAAGAGGTTGGAATTTTGGAGAATTTGAGATAACAAGAAGAGAGATTATCGCTAGTATTTCAATTATTGCAATAATGCTTCTTATTGGAGTATTAATTTCTTCCAAAATATCCGACTGGCAGATAAACCAAAATGATAAATACAATAAAGCAGTAAAG